ACCATAAATTGGACCTAACTCGCCATCTGTTCTACCACTCTTTTCATAATCACCATCCCATATATGACAACCATAATCATGCAAAAATTTAATATTAGTATCACCACGTAAGAACCAAAGCAACTCAGTTGCAACAAGACGCATTGGCATCTTCTTAGTTGTTAATAAAGGAAACCCTTTCGACATTGAATGACGTATTTGTCTTCCAAATACCGAAAGGGTGCCTGTACCTGTTCTATCATCCTTCTCAACTCCGTTCGATAAAATATCTTTAAGGAGCTTAAGGTATTCTCGTTCTATATACATAGCTTAACGTGTGATTCCTAATTCAGCTAATGTTTTTGGTTTAAAATCTACATGTTCACAAGATACACAAAAGTATCGACGATCAACACGATCGAACAATTTAAACCCAAACAATGTAACTGGGTATGTTACTAATTTTCCGTGAATGTGCCCGTGGATGTTATACGGAACACGATATTCTAATTCAGCCGGGTGAATAGGACAATGTGTTAACATGATTCCTTTGTATTGAATCATACCAGCTACACTTTCAGCATACTCAAATAATTTCTTAGTATCCTGTCGGCGATCATGATTCCCTAATACAATGTGTTTTTTTCCATTCAACTTATTAAGTAACGGATATGGTGCGGACTTCTCCATGGTAACATCACCTAAAATATAAGTGACATCTCGTTTATCTACAACGCTATTCCATTGTGCAATCAAATATGCATCGTGCTCTTCTACCGAAGCAAAGCCTCGACGCTTAGCCATATTAGCGTGTGATAAATGTAAATCTGCTATGAATCGAACTTTTGACATTTTCTTTTTTCTTTAATATAAGAAATTATTCTATAACTTCAAAGTCTACGTCTGGAATTGTTTCACAAAACATGAAATGAGTTTCATTACGGAGTACATGATCGCATCCTAAACTTTGCATGTACAATTGCACATACTCCATGTTAGGCTCTTCCCCTATCAATTTAGCAAAATGCTGTATAGGTGTTTGCTTAACAATTATGTATGCCGCATCTCCATGTCGATAAACTGGTCTCATTTTCCCCATTCTTCATATGCAGAAATTATTGCATCTGAAATGTCTTGTGTTGGATCTTGTTTCATATATTTCAATGCCCAAGTTACTACTTCGGTTTGTATACCCAAATCTTTTGAATCAAATAATATTAAATCAACAACAGCAATAGACCGGTGAATATCTTCCACCGGGTCTACTACTCGTTTTTTTGCCAACAATGATTTTACTTTCTGGAAGAGTGCTTTATCTTCCATTTTCTTTATTGGAAACTTTTTCATATTACATCATCGGCATTTGTGGCATTTCATCTTCTTTGCCTAGTTCGTCGACAATAACACATTCAGTCATCAATAACATTGAAGCAATAGATGCTGCGTTTTCGATAGCCGTTCTGGTTACTTTAGTTGGATCAATTACACCCATTTCAATCATATCCCCATACTCATTCGTACGAGCGTTATAACCATATGCATCACAACCTTTTTCTACAAAGTGAGCAACGACTTCTCCATTACCACCTGCATTATCTACAATTTGTTTAAGTGGAGCGTGTAATGCTTTGCGAACAATATCTACTCCTAAACGTTCATCGTCATTCACCGTTTTTACTTCGTCTAATGACTTCGCACATCGGATCAAAGCAACTCCCCCACCCGGGACAATTCCTTCTTCTACCGCTGCACGTGTTGCTGCTAAAGCATCATCAACTCGGTCTTTCTTTTCTTTCATCTCAGTTTCAGTTGGAGCTCCAATATATAATACCGCAACACCTCCGGCTAATTTAGCTAAACGTTCTTGAAGCTTTTCCTTTTCATAATCAGATACTGCTTGTTCAATTTGTGTTTTGATTTGTGTAACACGTTCTTGAATCAATGCCGAATCACCATTGCCGTTAATGATAGTTGTTTTGTCTTTACCAATCTCAACTTTCTCAGCCGTACCTAAATGCGACATATTAGCATCTGCTAATGATAATCCCATTTCATCTGAGATAACTGTACCGCCTGTTAAGATTGCTAAGTCTTGTAACATTTCTTTACGCTTCTCACCAAAGCCTGGTGCTTTCACTGCTGCTACTTTCAATGCACCTCTAACACGATTAACTACTAATGTACCTAATGCATCTCCATCTAAATCTTCTGCAATGATTATAAGTCCTTGTCCGGTTTGAACTACTGGTTCTAATACTGGAATCAATTCTTTCATTGAAGAAATCTTTTTGTCTACCAATAGAATGAATGGACTATCCATTTCTGCAATCATTTTTTCTTGATTGGTAACAAAGTATGGAGATAAATAACCTCGATCAAATTGCATACCATCCACAGTCTTAACTTCTGTTTCAGTACCCTTTGCCTCTTCTACTGTAATGACGCCATCATTACCTACAACCTTCATTGCCTCAGCAATTAGTTCACCGATCATGTCATCATTGTTTGCAGAGATTGTTGCTACTTGTTTGATTTTGTCTGAATCAGATCCTACTTCTTGCGAAAATGATTTCAATTCCGTAACCACTGCTGATACTGCTTTGTCAATACCGCGTTTCAAATCAATTGGATTAGCTCCTGCTGTGACATTTTTTAATCCTGCTGTAACTAATGCTTGTGCTAATACAGTTGCTGTAGTAGTTCCATCTCCAGCATTGTCTGCCGTTTTAGAAGCTACTTCCTTAACCATTTGCGCACCTAAGTTTTCAATTGGGTCTTTTAATTCAACTTCTTTTGCAACTGAAACTCCATCCTTTGTAATGTGTGGTGCTCCAAAAGCCTTTCCAATCACTACATTGCGACCCTTTGGTCCTAATGTTGTCTTAACTGCATCTGCTAATGCATCTACTCCCGCTTTCAATTTCGCGCGGGCATCTGAATTAAATTCAATTTGTTTTGCCATAACTTGTTTATCCTTTTTTTATAACTTTTATTTAATATAAATATCTATTTAGCAATTTCCAAGAATTTTTGATTCAAAGTTTTTGCAACTTGCATCATGTTCGATGGATCAATATATATTGAATCTGGTCCGTACATTCTTTTGAATTCATCTTTACCGTAACTATATCCAGGCTCCGCAATAAAGTAACTAACAATGTTAATGTTATTCTCACGGAAGTTATTGATAACTTTATAAGTGAAAGCAATGCCATCATAGAAATAACTACATCCAGCTACATTGGTAGGAGCACCATCTGAGTAATTAACAAAGATACATTCATCTCCTTTAGCATCTGATTTGATATATTTTTCAATACTTTTAAACGACAATCCTTCCGGGGTACATCCAAATGTATCCAAATAACGGAACATACTGCGGATCTTACTCATCTTATCTTTTGCAGAGTCATATGCATAAAGAGTAATACAACGTTCTTTGTTGCTAACCTGATCTGTTCCTCGCAATGAAATTTGCACTCGGATACCAGTCGTCATCGAAGCTGCTTGTGCAACGGCTACTGCTGAGGTAATTGCATTATGAAACTTGCGACCATTCATTGAGCCTGATGCATCAATTGAAATGTGAATGAAATAATTCTTAAATCGATCTGTAATGATGCGGTGGAATACATTTGCATTGTCATAACCCAATTGGGAAATCAATCTACGGTCAATCTTACCAGATTCCAATCGTGTGCTTTTCAAGCTGCGATCTGCATTACGAAGTTGCAACTTCTTTCCTAATTGCTTGCCTAAAACAATTCCTTTGTTTACTGCTTCTTGATTACGAATGATGTCTCTAGTTTTCCAAGAATTTTGTTTAAAGTCTGCGTCGAAATCAGACATCCCAGAACTATAATCAGATGCATTGCTACAAAACAATCGAGGCATTGCTGCAATGATACCAGGCGTTAATTTTCTAATAACAACAGCATCGATGATATCTGCATTACCAGCACCGGTTGCTACCTGTACCGTTTCTGTACCTGACTCTTGAATTGCTCTTACCACACTTGCTTGAGACTTTGACAAACGACCTGTCTTTTTCATTTCGCCTTTAAGGAACTTACGCTGTGCGTCAATTGCTTTAGCCAATTTCTTTTGATCGGCAGGAGATAAAGAAGAACCCCCTTTAGTATCAACATCACCTCCTGACATTTCAACATCACTGCCATCACTATCAGACTCATATGATTTACCGCCTCCGCCTTCAGAACCATCTGATCCACTTCCTTCGCCTTCGCTATTGCCTTCTTCGCCTTCTCCATTATCGCTAGCTTGCTTAGACTCTTGTTCAGGAGCATTATCAATTGCAGCTTTAACCTTTTTATATACATCAATTGCTACCAACAAGGCATCTTCCGTAGATTTAAGCCGGCTGATATTGCGAAGGTCAATTGTATTCCAAATATCTCGTAGAGCTACTAATGTATCTAGATTGCGATTGGGATTAGTAAAGTTAATAATATGAAAGAAATAATCATCCCATGTCTCTTGGTTCTTCTCGCCTGCTGCTAATGCTTTATCAACAACTTTATCATTGAAATATGTATCATACATTGCCTCATAATACATTCGATAACCTGGAGCTGATTTATAAATATTAAAGTCAATGCGACGATCTTCAACCCAATTCAAAAGATTCTTAACAATATCAAATTCCTGATTAGTCATTGTCATGTCCGGATCGAGACCGTTGAATTGACATATTTGAGCCATTTTAGTATTAGTTAAACTGCCAGCATAATTACCAGCTGGAGTCTTAAACATTGAGAAGTCTGTCAAAGCAATATGTGAACCTTCATGTAATGCTAATCCAACTGCGGGGTCAAAATTCTTGCCATCTAATTTAGTACCAATAACAACCTTCTCACCATCAGTGTAGCTGTCATCGCTACTTTGGAATACTACTGGAATTGTCTTACCAGTAACGATATTCACAAAGTTACCAATTGCTCTTTGTGCTGCAGCTAACTTAGTATAGTCAATGCCTGCTTCTGATTTAAATTCAACATCAAAGTCGTCATTCATCCAAAAGCTAGATGCTTGTGTGCTCTTATACTTACCGCCGATAATCTTATTTATAATACTACTCATAGCTCTTTTATTTTTATATAATATAAGAAATTAATTTGAATATTCCAACCGGAACAGTAGAAAAAGGGTGACATTTCTGCCACCCCATTCGAGCTATGAAAATTTAGAAAGGTCCGTCTGCGTACTCAGTATTAGATTCTTCTCCGGTATTAAAGATATCATTCATCTCAGTAGCCATATGCTTCTGAATAATTTGTTTAACAAATGTCCTTTCAGAGTCAGTGCCACCTGATGCATCAAAGAAAGGGAGGATTGCTACTTCTGAGGCTTCGGTTAATGAGAAGCCATCAGCTAACAATTCACACAATCTAACTGTCATACGAGTTGATACCATTGTGGTAAGTTTACCATCTTCTGATCTCCATTCTTTTCGTGTTGCATCTGCAATATCTGCCACTGAATGAATAAGAGCCGCTGAAACATCTCCTTTAAAGCGACGAGTTAACAAATCTTCTTCCTGAGAAAGAGATAATATATCAACCTCAATGATTTCAAAACGGTCCATTAATGCTCGGTCTAACACGCGTGTCGATGTATACTCAGTACCAATATTTGCCGTTGCAATAAATGATACTCCAGGTGCTACATAGATGGTCGGCGCATTAATATCTTCATCTAATCTAAGATAACGTTGTCCTTCATCTAATACTGTCATCAAGATATTCCAAGCTTCTGGATGCGCACGTGATAACTCATCTAATAGAATGACTGCGTTCTCAGTTTGAATTGCTTTAACAAATGCTGACTCATCAAACGTTGTCTGACCATCCTTAAAGTGAGTGTTACCAATAAGTGTTGCTCTAGGATCTTGAGTTGCACCTAAGTTAAAATAAAAGAATGGACGATTGGTTGCTTTAGGAAGATCCTTTGCGGCTTGTGTCTTACCACAACCTGCAGGGCCAACCATCATGATATTTTTACCTCGAACTGCTGAGCGTACTAGATACTTCCATTTCACATCAGACATTTCTAATGTTGCTGGTTTAATCTTATGCGCATTCTGAATAAGTTGCATTACCGGATCTAGTTCTTTTTTCACTTCTGGTTCTTGTTGTTTTTTTGAATCTTCTAATTCAACACCTTGTTTATCCATGCGCTTAGCTCGGCCGGTGTTTTCATCAAAAAAAAGGATTTCATCGTTATTAAATGCATGCTGAATCATAACAGGACGGAACAGTGCCGTAATGTCATTATCAGTACCAAATTCGATGATTACTTGTTTGCCATTTATAATGGTAGGCACACCAATTTTCTTGTTTTTCATAACTCTTTATTTTCTATATAATAAGAAATAAAAGTTATGAATCCAATCTTTCCGGAATCTTTTTGTGTTTTTTCTTGCGGTTGTAGGCTTTTTTGTTCTTATGAACAATTGGACGTGTTGCCTGCCAAATTTCCTGCATTGTTATTTCTATCTTTTCCATGACACTATAAATATATGGAAACTGTACTAAAAATCCAAATTACCACTTACGGCATGACCAATATCTTGCCGATGTTCTATCTTTGGCAGTATGACAACGGTGTCTAGCTCTAAATGAACGCCTACGTGCTGGATTGCTCTTACGTATTCTCATATTAGGGTCGCCGAAGTTAACCTTTACAACGTTGCCTTTAGCATTCTTAACGTATACTTTGAATTTCTTAACGTCGCCTCGCATTGGTTTGCCCAATTGGATTTTGCGTCCTTGATATTCTGCTTCTGTTACTACATTGAATTTACCTGCCTTGATGTCTTCCATCATTGCAATTGCACATTCTGTACAAATTGACATTTCTTCCATAGTTTCAACCTTAATGCATTTGTCTTTACCATTTTCAGTTCCAGCATATCGATATCCATCCCAACATGCTTTTCCGTCAACACCTTTAATCTTTGCCATTATATCTCCTGACGAATTCCTAGTTGTGGTATTCGTTTTTTCCATACTGATAATATTTGCATTTTATCTTCCGGAGTAATTGATTTATTATTCACCCAAATATCTAAATAATCATTGATAACTTTAGAAAATGGTGTTCTTGTTTTTTTAGCACGTAAATATAAACCTTGGATCATTGCATCTATTTCTTTAGGTAATGTAAAATATCTAGCAGGCGGCAATGCACCAGTTTCAATTTTCTTTCGCAATGCTTGATCTGACGGAATAAATTTGCTATCAATTGTATTCCAACCCGATTGAGTTACATGTTCAATTTCATGACGAAGTGTATCGCGAAGATCCATTGCAACTTCAGATAATAGTTTCGGATATTCTGCAGGATCTAATTTGAATCGTATTTCAATAAGTGGCAGTTCATCTGAATTTCTTTTTGTATTGTTATATGCATCTCCGCCAACATGTAAATCATCTAATCCTTCGATCCATTGAACTTTTAATTCTAAATAAAATTCAACAGGGATATCTGTATTTTCTACTTCTTCAAAATAAATGTTATCAAAGGTAGCAGGGTCTTCGATATTCGGAACATCCTCTCCTTGTTTAAAATAAATCTTTTCGCCACTAAAAGAGCCTTCCGGATCAGTTGTTGCAGCAAAACTATCTTTGATTATTTGTAGCAATTTATTAGATAGTCTCGTAACCAAACTATCATAACGGCCTTCGATAATAAGTGATTTCATTGATATCATATTAATAAATATCACTCAAGTAAATTGTAATTCCAATAAGTGTCTTTATTTTCATTATACGGATTGCCTGTTTGTTGATAATAACAATTGAGACATAGCATTTGCAAATTGTCAATGCAATGATTTGTGTCATCACCATCTAAATGATCTAAACGAAGTGGCACTGTATCATCTGTTATTCTTCGTTCCGAATATCCGCAACTTGCACATTCTTCTGGCAGTATAGCTAATGCTAATAGTCTATTGCGTAGCTTCCATGAAGGATAGTTAGGATGCTTGCCTTCGAGTACATTATCAATCGAGTAAATACCTTTACGAGCATTTGCAACATCCTTACGAATTCCTATCCCAAATTGATTCTTATGTAATTCATACAATGTTTTACCCGAATCTCTATCAGTATATAATCGAGCATACTTTTTATAAGTAGTAAACGATACTTTCAGAAAGCGAGCTGCCTCTGCATTAGACTTTGTATTCTCCATTGCATAACGTATTTCGCTTTCTGGAATATCTAAGGCAGTCTTACCGATGCCATATACATACTTATATTGTTTATCTTCCATTAATAAACTCCGTGCTTTCTTAATTCAGCCACTGTATCTTTTGTTGGTGTTTTTGCATCATACATTTCCAACAACATTGGTTTTAATTTTAATGTACAATCTGCAAAGAATGTCGGATGTACTTTAGATAATCGTTGTACTTCATCAATCCAATAAGAATAGATAGGATACAAATCATCGAATCGATCGCTGTCGGTTCTATTTTCCCAATATTCAATTTGATCGTTCAATGGCCACATATGAATCGGAACATCCGGATCTTTTCTACGTGCAGATTGAAATGGTCGATCTTTTTGTTTATTTTGATTTCTTGTGATAAACTTGTCCATTATGTTAATGGAGCGATCCTTCGGAGACATTCCGGTGTGAGCTGATTTTCTACCCATTTGGTTTTAATTTATTTGATAATATAACTAATTTACGCCATGCATCTTCCGCAGCATAGACATACTTTTTAAATTTAACAATATCTAATTGTTGTCTACATTTCTCCGCACGTTTCATATTTCTATGATATGTTGCGTGCAGCAATGCAATTCTAATTTTAATTATTTGTTCTAGCATTTTTCAATTGAAACGGTTATACCTAATGATTGTAATTCTCGTTGAACTTGAATGCATTCATCATAGCTATCAGTGTACACTGCACACTTTGAATTTGTATGAGTTATAGTAGCACACTGTACTGATTGCAAGTATCCATGGCCGCATACATCCATCAACGAATTAATAACATGTTCAAACGTATTGTGATTGTCATTATGGACAATTACTTTATGTTGACCTCTTCTATTTGTTAATTTCTTTTTCGACATCTCTAATGATTGCACATTGTTCATATAATTCATTTTGTTCTGCATATACAAGACATTGATTTAAAAATCTTTGTTTTTTAGTTAAATCCCAATTCGGTGGCCATTCCCAATCATCTGTTTTCATATGATTTATAGATGCCATCAATAACTTCCCAATGAAATTTTCTTGTGTCATAACTTATTATATGAAAAATCAAACATTAATCCAAATCAAAATATTTTTTTAATTGTTTGATTGTAGCTTGTACATCGGTTGATTTATGTAGGATTCCGATACCACCTTTAGATTTCCAAGACGTTATGTTTGCGTCGTCATCATCGATTAGTATTGAATTTTTATTTGCGCGGCCGTCGTTACCCTTATCCGTACCTTTTGTAACAAATTTAATTGATGGTGTTGGGGTTAAATGGTCAGCAACTTGTTTTCGTTTAGTTTCTTTCTTTTTGCCATCAACATCACTGTCGACAGCTGAAAGAATTATTGGATCTAAATTTTTTATAGCATTCCACAATGTGTTTCCAATGTATTCAGTCTTTGTTCCCTTCCCGCCTGCATCGGCACCCATTTTTTTGAATAACACACCTCCCATATCAACATATAACGTATATGTAGCTGAGCTTTCAATTAGTAAAGATTTTAAACGTATCATATGTATTTTCCAGTTTTATTTGCAGTAACTACATCATATCGTACCCACCCATGTTTATATGATGAACTAGTACCAGCTGGTAATTCAACATAATACCACGCCTTACCTTGTGCGTCAAATTTTTTCGACTTAGCTACACCAACTGGGTTCGGCCATTCGATTCTAGAAATAATGTTAGTAAAAAATCCATTATTAATAACAGGTTCATTTCTAACGTTAGCAAAATTGGTATCCGGGGTTTTTCTTGGATATAACATTCTACCAACATTACCTTTATATGTTTGTTTTGATTTTACTGCATCTGCAGGTTTTTTATTTGCACGTTCCTTTGCATAACGATCGAAAGCATCGGCATTAGATTTCATTCGTTTTACAACGCCAGTTAATGATCCTGGGCTAGTATAGTTGCTATGGTTTAGATATTCTTTTGAAACTTTATTCCAAGCTCCTTGATTAATCAACTTAGTTGTAGCAGGTCCTAAGTCCCCCCGATATGATGCATTCATTATTGCCGTGCGTACATATCTAGGATATGAATCGTATTGTGGAATTTTTCGTTTAACAGTATCTTCGATGGTTTTTATTCCTTTCGTTAACAAGTTATCTGCTTGTTTTTCAGAAATTTTTAATCCTGGTTTTAATTCAGGAAATATAGTTTTAGTAGTACCATAACCAATTGTAAGTACTCCTTTTACTTCTTTAGGAGATTGTACAGGTCGACCAGTTTCATCATCATATGATACATGAAGACCAGCTGCATTAGTAACTTTACCTTCCCAATCTTTTACTTGTGCACGGAATTCAGCATCATTTACTAGAGACTCCGATAATAAATGTTTTAAACGTATCATTATTTGCCTTTTTGATCTCGTATAATCAATTCACCTAATACTTCCAAACGTCCAACTTCGCGTTGAAATTCAATTGGTGTCATATCCAATGAAATCTTTTTTAAAGTCTCAGCAAATTCTTTTTTTGCAGAATCAACTTCAAATTTTCCTGCAGTAGCTCGTTTATAGTATGCAGCTTTCACTTTGAAATGATGCCATGTTAGCAATGCTAATCCACCTTTTTCTTCAGCGGTAGAAGCTATCTTAGCAGCACCCTTACCTCGAGTTTCTGCAAATTCTTCAAACTTATCGTTAGTTTGTTTGGATTCGAATAATAAATTAATTAGTTTCATAAATACCTTTATTTTACTTCTTTAAATTCTGTAATATATGAATAATCCGTTTCTACTTTGCGTTTGTTTTCTACGCTATATTCATTCATATCAATTTTATATCCAGGGTTAGCATCAATTCTTTTATAAGTCCAAGCATCATCTCTCCATATGATTCTGTTGTTAGGATAAATAAAAAAGTTTCCGTCATCCATCTTAAACAAGTGTCCGCATTTATGTTCAGGTGTTTCTGAAAAGTTTACATTAGTAACACCTGCTTTATTTTCCCATGACCAATCCAAAGTAAACATATATGCACCTTCATGTTTTTTGCCTTTAAAATCAATTAACTCAGCACGAAGGCCTGCTAATCTTTGTCGTATTTGAACATCAATATACGGACTAAAACAATCCCAATACATATGATATTCTATAGGAAGTTTAGGTGCAGTCTTTTTCCAACAAAATGCTGTGATTGGTCTTCTTGTCCAATTAACTCCATTTTCTAGAAATGCTTCAAATAACGGTACGCGTTTTTCAAGTGAAGCTACACTATGTACATCTGCTAATGTATATTCGCCTTCACCTTTTTCGTGATTGAACATATACTCATTGCGTATGTAACATGTTATTGTTGGTATGTTATGATTTAAATATGCCATTATTTTTTATGTTTTGATATTTCAACTGCAGCTAATTGAGCTAATGCGGCTTTTTTAGATTTAGCTTGTTTAGATAATCTTCTACCCGTTTCAGTAGTAGCAAAATAACCAGATTCAGTTTTTTCAATGCGCTCCGGCATCAACTTCTTTAGATGATTCTTAAAGTCCATCGGAACAAATTGTGGTTGTTGCATATTGTATGAATCCATTTCTGAACCATGTTGCATTTCATTCATTAAGAAATCGCCAACCTCTTGAACATCATCTTTAGACGTTGCAATGTGGTCTGCAGCCCAGTCGTGTCCATTGCTCAATATTTCTTGAACTTGATTGGGATTCATTTGCAACAATGCATCTACATATTTTTTAATTATTTTTAGATTGCCAAAAAACATGTAATTGCCATTATTAGAATTACATCCATCATCTCCGCCACATCCGCAGCTACATTCATTTAGTTGTTTCATTTATTATCCTCCTTGCGTAAGCGTAGTACTTAACCAATCTGAACCATTATGTATATATAACGTCCCAGCTTGAAAATCGAAATATATACTACCTCGCATTGGATTTTGTGGTGCGGTGGTTGGTAAAACAAAATTACCACCAGTACCTAGTGTACTTAAATCCATAATCAATGTACTAGAACCAGTAATATTTCCTCCAACAAATCCATTAATCGTTGTTGATTGAAACGATGATGTGCCAGCTGTTGTTGTAAATGATCCTGTTACACTCAGTGATCCTGTAATTCTAGCAGAGCCAGTAAATGGAAAAGTTGTTGTAGAATTTAATGCAAATGAAGCTGTGGTTGCATATGAAGCCGTTACTGCATATGAAGCACTAGTAGCAGAAGTAGCAATACCTGTTAAAGATCCACTAAATGATCCCGTTGCAATAATTGTATCGGTACTAACTCCACTCAGTGCATCAATTGCTCTAGTAACATGTTCAGCTTGAACCGTTCCGCCATTTGTAATACCCGTTTTATTTATTACTGCCATTTAAATTCCTTTTTTTATAAATAGGCCAATTCTTTGTTTTATCATTGAGCCATTCTTGTCTATCATCACATCCACAATCTTCATCTAGAAGTTGTGCTATACGCTTAGCTAAGTTATCTAAACCAGTTGCACTAGTTATTTTTTTGATGTCGTCGCCTAAACCTTTACTTTGCATATTTAGATCCATTTTTAATTGCGTTTAATAATTGTATAACCCAAGTATGATACTGACCTGTCATTGGTATTTCAAAGACTTTGCCCCCCGGATATGCATAGTCTCGTTCAGGATGCATTAATTTCATATGTCCTGTATCATCAATACCTAATACCTTATAAGGTACATTGCGCATTGTAATTTGATTGCCAGGAATCATTGTACATCTACCTGGGTGATTCCATTGCCCCATTGAATCTTCAACAGCATCCATATGATGCATTACACGACCCCAGCCCGATTCATCTAATATTTTTTTTTGACTTATATGATTAACTAGAGTTTGTACAGCTGGATCTTGTATATCCAATTGGCCTAATGTTGTGGCACGTAACATATCTTTTAAACGTTCTAAATAACCTTTATTACGAAGATATTTGTATGCTAAATTTTCTACTGAATATTCGCCTTGTGCATCTAATCCCGTTTGTCGCAAGTTCTTTAATCGAAGTAGAATATTTTTTATTTTAATTTCTAGATTGTTATCTTTCAATGAAAGTTTATTTATTTCATATTCATATGGTTGTGCCTTTTGTTTGATAATATCATCATCGATTGATATCATTTCATATGTTGGCTTTTGAATCCATTTGTCGTGCATGATAGAATAAATACCTACAGATGAATGTAAATTATCATTTAAATCTTGTGCATAAAGTTCAATGTTCATGCCTTTATATTTTAAAGGATAATTAGTATTCCATATACTTTTTTTAGCATGTAAATATTCTTTAACTAAATGTAAATTGCTTCCTATATCTAAGAAATTAATTATAACATGTAAATCTATGTCGCTATGTTCTGTCCAATTATAATTAGCATTGCTACCAATTAACACAACATCTAGCTTTTCTGCATTAGTATTCAAAAAATCATAGAATGATGTAGCAATCTTAAAAAACCCATCTCGTAGATTTTTTTTGAGAACATCACCATCCCATATTTCTGGATTAAGTTCTTTATTTATTTCGTATTCTGTTATCATTCAATATCCAAAGATTTTTTCAAAACAAAAATATCATCTTCCGACCACCCCTGATCAGATAATGCTTGTAATCTTTCTAATGTAGTACCATTCGCATTTTTAAAATCTTGTTTAATTGATGTTAATTCTGATTCAGAACTTGGATCTACATTAGTACTACCTGGTTGTGAATCAGTTGGTTCAACTTCTGCATCGCCTCCGATACCAATAATAGCACCTGCTGTACCTAAAACAGCTGTTGTAACGTCTGTTTTATCATATGCATCTACTGCTTTATTTTTCGTGTCAGTTAAAAATGATTCAAAGGTTGCAAATATTGCCGGCATAATCACGCCATTAGGATCATCTTGTGGATCTAATCCTAATTTTTCAGCTAAATCTTCAATCTCATTTTTAACAATATCTAAATTCTTAGGATTTGATAAACGATATGAATCTAATTTCAATGCCTTAGCAAACATATCTGGATAGCCTCCTTTAAATACCGCACCAGGTCTAAATATATTAGATGCTTGTTGGAATGCATTTTCAACAAATTTCATGTAATATGGATTTTTAGCATCAGCTGCATTTTGTGCAATTGAATTACTAATTTGTTTCCATTTCAATGCATCTGTTTTTTGAAGATTAGTAAACCATTGTTGTATTTCGCTTGTTGGCTTAGCAGATAACCATGGCGGAATTCCTAATGATGCTGCATCAGCTGTTGATAATCTTTTATTGGTTTTAAACATAGCTGTTGTTAAAGTTGGGCTATCTGATATACGTTTTACCCAACGAACATCCATTGCATCTTTAAGCATTTTCATTTCTCTTTTAGAAATCCCTAGTTTTTTAACTAAATTTCTAGCAACGCCATATCCGCCAAATGTTATTAAATTAGCTCCGCCTTGGAATAAGTTAGATGTACCTTTGCCAACTCTAGATGCTTTCATTGCATCATACGCTGCACCAATTTTACTACCAATTGATTTGTTAATAGGAATAGATGTTGTATTTTTAATCGTACGAGATACATCGTCGATTTGTTTTAATACAGCCTGAGAATTTAATCCCATTGTCGAAAGCATTGCTTCTTTGCCTTTTATATATGATTTACCGCGTGTTAATAATGCTGCAATCTCATCGCCTTTAGCAGCGAGTGCCTTTAATTGCATTTTACTTAACTTACCAGATGCAATTGCTTCTCGGTAAAATTTAATTAAATCATCAGGCGAGCCATTAGCTGCTTTACGCCAAATACGACTTACTGCCATTGCACCGCCGGCACCTTGTATCGCACCTTTAAAACCTAATTTAATTCCAGATCCTACTATCGGGATGATTGCAATTGCTGATAATGTTCCATCTAGATATTTACCTCGAGCGAAATAAATTATTGCGTTGATTGCATCTAATATGTCGCCATAACCGGGGATAAATCCTAACCAATCTAATAACGTTTGAAATGCATCAATACCGCTGTTGCCTTCAATTTTTTTCTTAACAATTTTAATTCGTTGATCTGTTTGTTTAGGTTGAAAACTGTCGGTTGCTAGCGGTTGTCCATTTACTAATATATTAGTACCATTATAAGTCCATGATGACTCTACTTTAGTGTTTTCTATATAAGCTCGACCATCCGCGTAAATATAAACAGGGCCTAATTTAGGATCTTTAAATTCATATGTTTCAATACCAGAAACATAAAATTTATATAAATTTAATTTTTTAAAAATATTACTAACGTCTAACCAATGTGCAGCTGATTCCGTTAACATTCGTTTAATGTCAGCCATTTCAGTTAAAATAATTTGATCAATAAGTTTTGTATTAGCCATAATGTATTTTTAATATAAATATCATCATTTCCAAAAGAGTTGGACTAATATCAAAGAGAATGCTAATCCTAAAGACACAGCAGTTTTAAGATTGATTGCCTCATTCTTAAAAAACAATGTCATGATTGTGAATATGAATATTCCTGCAGTGAAGGAAATAAATCTACCGGGCCAGAACAGCCCTCCGAATCCTGAAACTGCGTATCGGGTCGCTTCCATGAATGCCCACGTTATCGGCACCCCTAGCAACATCAACGCAGCTTTATATGTTTTAGCCCAATCCCATAGTAAAGGGCCATTTACTTGTACCCAAACTACAATTTGTCCTAAGAGAAATATAGAAAAGGATAATACTATATGTTTATAATTCATTACTATATTATAATGAATTTTTTGATTATTTCAAAATTTAATTACGATCGATCACCTTTGTGATTATCAAATTTATCTAGAATAGCATTCAATGCTTCCATTTTGATGAATCCGGCCATTGATGCATTTTTTAATGCTGACATCAATTGGAATACGATAAAAGGGACTAATATAGTTTCGCTCAACCAACTAGTCCCTTTAAATCCTTTTTCTACCATCAACAACACAGTTAACAATAACACCCATGTAACTAAAGTACGTAATACTTTGATAGCCTTACGTGTTTGAAATCCTTCACGTTTAGTTCCAGAAATAACACCGAAGAATCCATCTGCCATAACTACTGCAACCAATGCCAGATATTGATCTGAATTAGTCATTGCTAAGTTAAAGAAATAGGTACCGATAAATGTTATCATTGTACTAACCGTATATGTTGCTATGGTTGTTTTCATTACTTAATATCCGCTGATTCAATTAATGTATAAGTAAATGATTTACCATGGATAGCTGCAGCTTTACGACAAATTGCCATAAATGCTTCAAAGTCAGCTGACTTCTTAAATACTTGACATCCTTCGCTCCAATTCTCAACATATGTTGAATCTGCGCCTGCTTTGTGAATATTGATTCCAAATACTCCTTCAGCAATCTTACTCTCATCGTAAGTCATATCACGATTTGCATCGCGAAATACCTTTACTGGTTTTGCTTGTTTAAGAGCTTCATATTTACCTTGATGCAATCCTAAAGTATGAGAACCTCTATATTGTCCTTCTACCAAACGAGCTACACCAGCAGCATTATGATATTCTTTAACACCTTTTGTTCCTGGATCAGTTGTACAAGGCCATGATGCAAATTTCCATTCACCACCTTCTTTATATGATACAGTCATTGCATCATCAAATACATTTGTTACTTTGTTTCCTGTATCTGAATTTCTTACTCCTACAATATTAACGTCGAAGTCTTTTGCGCCTTCAAACCAAACATATCCTTTGGTTTTAACAGCAGTTTCAATTTGTTCTCTTGTATATGCCATTACTTTACATACCCATAATATTTGTTAGTTAATGCTTTTCTGTGGTCTAATCCATTTGTTCCGCCATTGATACGTTTTGTTAATGCCAAAATAGAAGCATCATTAACACCTTGATCACATATTGACCAAAGTTTGTTACGATCAAAAAAGAACATTGCTGATTCAAATGCATATGTTGATGCAACTAAATCTGGATTATCCATAATTTCTGGTTTTCCCAAATAATCAGCAAATGCTTTATAATTAGATTTGCCTGTTAATTGAAGAGCACCTCTTCCGCGGTATTTCCAACCATCACCTGAAGCTTCATTGCCATTACCCATTCTATCTGCATAAACTCTGTTAGCAATCTTTTCTGGTTGACGTGCATATGATTCTTCTAATGTACCTGGAAAGTACTTTCCGAATACTCCTTGAAGACCTGATGCTGAATAATTTAGGTTCTCGCTGAATAATTTATATTCACCTGTTTCGTGTGCTGTCTGTGCAAAGAAGTGCGCTGCTCTTACTGGTGTTAATTTATAAAATGCCATTGCGGCCTTTAATGTCCCAGGTCCAAAAGCACCATCTGCTGCAACCCCTACTTTTTCTTGTAAACTTTTTAAACTCATTGTTATCCTTATTCTTCTGTAGTATCAGAACCTTTTTTACCTGCAAATTTTTCTAAACCTGCAATTCCTAGACTCCCTAATGTTACAATTACAAATGAATCATAGATATATTGATTCAATTTTAATTCAGCTCCGAAATAACCGGTTACCAAATCTACTATCATTGCAATTGCCATAACCGCGAATGACATAAATCCAATGATTGTTTTTTCATTGAAATCATTTGAATTTTTAAAAATGTCTGTAAACTTAGCCATAAATTCTCTCCTTTTTTTATTTTTATATAAATATGGCAAAGATACTAATTACTGAAGAAGTTATTTACAAACGATTAAGTCTTGTTCATATGATTGTTTAGTAACAATTGTAATTTCTAAGTTATTTAACCTAAAACTGCCTGGTTCTCCTGAATCTTGAATTATAGCAGATAAATTTTGTATTAACTGAAAATCTTGTTGAGTAAATGTATTTCTATTGATACTAACAACGATATCATTCTCTCCAACTGGATCATTATATCCAATACAAAATACTCGTTTATTTAAATCAAAATTAGTATTTGATTGTTCTTTATCAATATAATGAGAAGTTAATACTTGCATATCATCGTCAATGTAAATTCTATCACACCATGGTTCTAAGGCTTCTAATAGTTCTGCATTACATTTTTTTACTACAAATGCAATGTTATATTTAGGCAATACCTTTGGCATCATCAATTCATCATGAAGTACATTCTGTCCCCATTTTCTCCACCATTCTCGGAATTTAATTGCTCGTAATGCTTTGTATTCTTCTGAATCTTTGGGCTTATACCAAATTGTACCATCTGGTAAAGGAATCTCAGCTTCAATCTCAATTCCATCTTTGAATCTACTACCTCTGCAAGTCATATGATATACAAATGAGTCGCGACTTTGTATAAGTTCATATCCAGCTAAATGCATTCTATTAAAGATATCAGAATCTTCCAATTCCATAGGCGCAAATAAAGGATCATGTCCCCCAATTGATTCGAAGTCTGTTTTATACATCATCCATGGGGCAAAGATGCCGTTTGTGTGCTTATCTGCATTTTCTTGTTCCAATACCTCCACATCACGCAAAAATGCATCACGTTCGAACTCTTCGGGCTCAAAACCAAATGCACGTACATGTTTTTCTGGACCGGGAGGATGAAGTGGTGGCTCAACACGTGTTGCTGCTACTACCACACCTGGCTTCATATATTTCAATGAATTAGGAATATGATTTTTTGTAGTAATCATATCTGCATGCAGAATGCTAAAGATTTCTGTTCTAGATAATTCGACACCTTTATCATATAAAATAGTATGACCTACGCGTTCTGGTCCTTCGTTTCTATACTTAACAAAATGTTCACCATTTAAAGATTGAATCCAATCCCATGTTCCGTCAGTAGATGCATCATCTAATAAAACGATATCATGGGTTGTTCCGTAATTGTCTGTAATTGATTGTACTGCTTGTTGCAAATACTTTAAATTATTCCTAGACGGAATTATAAAACTTATTCTCATATTATTTTAATACATTGAAATATGGATTACTCATTTTAATTAACGGAATTGTTTTAATTAATTCGTCAATTCCTGTTTCTAAACTAATAGTAGTATCAAATCCAAGTTTATTTATTTTTTCATAACTAACTATATAATTTCTTTTATCTGCATCTTGTCCAACATCTGCATAATTAAAATATGAATCTGGAATTTTTGTTTTAATTAATTCACAAACATCTTTCTTAGAATAATTCATATTATTTGATCCAACGTTGTATACATTATTTTTCATATCAACTTGATTATCAATTGCAAATAAAAATACTCGTGCAATATCACGTACGTGGATGAATGTTCTCATAAAATGAGATTCATAAATTACTGCATAGCCTTCTGACAATGACTTATATGTTAAATCATTAACAAGCAAATCCAAACGGAGTCTAGGAGATACTCCAAATGCTGTTGCAAAACGAAATGCGGTACTATTATCACGTTCTAGAACCATATATTCTGCAGCAGTTTTCGTTCTACCATAAATTGATAATGGATTCAATGGTGTTTCTTCTGTGCATACATCTAATACCTCACCATAATTTGAACCTGTTGATCCAAATAATAAATACTGTTCTGCAGATAATGCGTTAATTACATTTTGAGTTCCAATAACATTTACATCATGAGATTCGGTTTCTCCTTTTTCTCTACAAATAGGAAATCCTACTAATGCAGCTAAATGGATTACAACGTCATGGCCTTTAATGTGCTGTGCTAATTTTTCAGCATCTCGGACATCACCTTCTATGAATGTAAAATTAGTATTAGTGATGTATGGTAATAACTTATCTCCATTGTTAAACATTAATGAATCATC